TTGTTTGATGAAAACTCCTGCTTGGCAGCGCAAAGAAGGTAAGTCGCCGTCTGGTGGCTTGAACGCCAAGGGCCGTGCGTCTGCTAAAGCGGAAGGCATGAACCTGAAGGCGCCTGTAAAATCGGGCGATAATCCACGGAGGGCATCATTCCTAGCGCGCATGGGCAATATGCCGGGGCCGGAGCGTAATGCGAAAGGCGAACCGACCCGCCTACTACTATCGCTGCAAGCGTGGGGTGCGTCATCTAAAGCAGACGCGAAGGCCAAAGCTAAAGCTATCTCGGCCCGTAACAAGGGAAAGTCCAAATGAAGAATGGTCTTTACAAGAACATTTGGGAAAAACGGGAACGGATCAAGGCTGGCTCTGGGGAGAAGATGCGCAAGCCTGGGACTAAGGGCGCTCCCAGCGCGGCTGCATTTAAGGCGGCTGCAAAAACTGCTAAGAATGCCAAGCCGAAAGGAAAGTGAAGTGAAGAAACTCGACGCTGCCGCAAAGAAGATTGCCAAGGTGATGGGCGAATACAAGCGCGGCACTCTCCACGCTGGCGTCAATCCCAAAGGCCCAGCGAAGGCTCCTATGGCTAAGTCACGCAAACAGGCGATTGCGATTGCCCTGTCTGAAGCTGGCAAGTCCAAAAAGAAGTAAGGCGAAAACATGGCATATCGCAATAATCGTAAGCCGACCAAGGCTGAGATGGCTAAGAACCAGTCGATGTATCAGGACACCGGCGTTCCCAATGCCAACTCCGAAAGCGACGACGGCGAAGCCATGTCCTCGAACGAAACTGAGATGGAACTTCCCGACGGAACCGAAGTCTCTATCGAAGAGCCGGAGATGGAAGAAGATACCGAGACTACGCCGGTATCCGAAGAAGAACTTGAGAACATTGTACGCGCTGAGATTGACGACGCGCAGGAATATATCGACGACGTAATCAGCCCGGAGCGTGCGCTTGCGGGCCAGTATTATAAGGGCGAACCCTTCGGCAACGAAGAGGAAGGCCGGTCGCAGGTCGTCTCGATGGATGTGCGTGATACCGTGCAGGCCATCATGCCGTCGATCATGCGCGTTTTCTTCTCGGCCAGCAATGTCGTCGAGTTCGCGCCGAACGGCCCGGAAGACGTAGCCAACGCCGAGCAGGCGACGGATTATGTCAACTACTGCTTGACGCGTGACAACAATCTTTTCACCGAAGCCTATGCGTCGTTCAAGGACGCGCTGATCCGCAAGAACGGGATCATGAAGGTTTGGTGGGACGTAGAGAAGAACGTCGATACCTACTACATGACCGGCCTCGACGAAGCCGCGTTCTCCGTTCTTCAGTCCGACCCGGATACCGAGGTCAAGGACGTAGAAATCCGCATGAGCGAAACTGCCGTCATGACGCCGATGGGCGAAATGATGCAGAGTACGCCAGCGACGTATGACTGCACGATTGTCCGCAAGACGGAGAAGGGCCGCCTTCGCGTCCAGTCCGTACCGCCGGAAGAGTTTCTGATCGACCGCCGCGCCCGCAATATCGAAGACGCAGAGTTTGTAGCCCACCGCCGCTACGTCACCGTCTCCGATCTTGTGAAGATGGGCTACGAACTGGACGAAGTTGAAGACCTCGGCTTCGAAACGCTCGACGACTTCGAAGGCAACCAAGAAGCGTTTGACCGCAATCCGCAGGCATTTGTCCAGATCACGGGTCGTACCGACATCTCCAGCCGCAAAGTCCTTTACATCGAGGGCTATTTGCGCGTTGACATGGACGGCGACGGTATCGCCGAACTTTGCCGTGTTTGCGTTGCAGGTACTGCGAATAAGTTGCTGTCATGGGAAAGCTGCGACTTCATTCCGTTCGTAGACTTCTGCCCCGATCCCGAGCCGCACACCTTCTTCGGTATGTCGGTCGCCGATGTCACGATGGACATTCAGCTTATCAAGTCGAATATCCTGCGCAACACGCTCGACAGCTTGGCGCAGGCGATCCACCCGCGCACGGGCGTTGTCGAAGGCCAAGTCAACATCGAAGACGTAATGAATACCGAAGTTGGCGGTATCATTCGTATGCGCGCGCCGGGCATGGTGCAGCCGCTTTCTACGCCGTTTGTCGGGCAAGCAGCGATGCCGATGCTGGCCTATATGGACGAAATCCGTGAAAATCGCACGGGTATCTCCAAGGCCGCCGCCGGCCTCGATGCGAACGCGCTTCAGTCGTCTACCAAGGCCGCCGTTGCCGCGACGATCACAGCCGCACAGCAGCATATTGAACTTATCTGCCGCATCTTCGCCGAAACGGGCATGAAGAGCCTGTTTAAGAAGTCGCTGCAACTCATTACGAAGAACCAAGATGCACCGCGCATGGTGCGTCTGCGCAATAAGTTCGTGCCGATTGATCCGCGTGTGTGGGATACCACGATGGACGTTGTTGTTAACGTCGCGCTCGGTACTGGCACGAATGAAGAGAAGATGGCTTTCCTTGGCTCCATTGCCGCCAAGCAAGAAAGCCTCATGCAGATGGGCGCCCCGATTGTAGATATTCAGCAATACTACAATACGCTGGCTCAAATGCTGGCGCTGGCGGGCTACAAAGACCCGTCGTCGTTCTTTGTCGATCCTGCATCGCTGCCGCCTCCGGCCCCGCCGGCCCCGCCGCCTCCGACACCGGAGCAGATGCTGGCGCAGGTTCAGATGGAATCTATCCGCGCCGACATCCAGAAGAAGGCTGCTGAACTTGAGTTGCAGCGCGAAGAAATGCTGCGCCGTGATGACCGCGAGCGCGACAAACTCGATGCCGATCTTATGATTAAGGCAGCGGAAATTGAAGCGAAGTACGGCGCGCAAGTCAACACGGCCAACATTGAGGCCTTGATGCAGCGTGACCGCGAGTACTTGCGCCAACAGGGCGAAGTCGAGCGGGCTATGATGGCTGCGCAAGCGCAAGCGCAGTCCGCTCAAGTAGCCCAATCAGAACAGGCGGCACAGGATCAGGCGTTTGTAGACCAGATGGCCGCTGAACAGATGGCTCAGATCGCCGCTCAAGAACAGGGGATGATGTAATGGCCTCACCGCTCCCACCCAACACGATGGAACAGGATATTCTTGATTACATCGCCAACTATCAGGCTAATCAAGCCAATATCAACGCGCTAAACCAAGCCGCTCTTGCCGCCGCTCAAGGAACTGGCGCGTCAAATATCGACTACTACGTCAACCCAATTGGGGCCGGTGAAATCATTCCCGGCACAAATGCCGGCATCTTAGCAAACCTAGGTATGTATAACCCTGAATATCAGGCTGTTATGCAGACCTATGGGAGCCGCAACGACCGGAGCAACGTCAATGACGTTACGGAACGCTCGACGTTTGCTGTTGATCCGAACGCGGACTATAGACTGCTTGACGCATCCGGCAAGGTAATAGGCACGGCATCAACGCCGTCCGAAGTCCGTAATCTTGTGGATACCGCTAATTCCATCTCTGCAGAGCAAGGTAAAAAAGCCGAGTGGAGCCTACAGACCACAGGTCAAACAGGGGATTGGTCTACCGTTGCGAAGGATGATCCGAACAAGTTCGGGCCGGTTGGCATCATCACTGACTTTGCGCTGCCCCTTCTTGCTAGTGCAGCCATCCCCGGCGCTGGCCTCTTAGGGACTATTCTTCCGGCGGCTGCGGGTTCTGCGGCATCTAGTGTCTTGCAAGGCCGGGGCCTTGAGGACACGCTTCTTCGCGCGGGTCTTGCTGGCGCAGGTGCGGGGATTGGCGAGGCAATTTTCACGCCAGCAAAGGCGGCTGCGGATGCCGCGACACAGGTCGCAACAACGACTGCGGGCAACGTAGCAACTCAAACTGCCGCGCAGAAACTTGCTGAAGAAGCCGCAAAAGCTGCTGCCGGTGAGATCATCGTAACTGGCACCCGCAGCTTTATTCCTAGCTTATTGTCAAGCGCGGCAGGTAGTCTTGCGTCATCTATCGTCCCCAGCTTCTTTGATAGCGCGCAGCTTGACACGATACAACAGCCCGGCGGGCAGACAGATACGCAGGCACCGTCCGACGGCGGCGAGATTTTTGTAGATGCAATTAAAAACCCCCCGGTAAATATTGATCCCGGTTCTCTTATCGGCTCAACCATTAGTTCTGTTGTCCCACCGACGAACACACCACCTGTAGATGCTGGAGAACTTATTGTTACAGCCCCGCCGGGAACGCAGGTTATTACTCCCCCAGTAATCCCGCCTGTTTTCCTGCCGCCCGGAACAACAACACCGCCTTCGACTAAAACTACGACGGATACGACGAAGGCGGAAGACAATAAGGGCGTCCTCGGTACTGGGTTGACCACAACTCAGGCTCTCGCGATTACGGGTCTTTTGGGTTCACTTATTGGAGGTGGCGGCGGGTCCGTAACTACATCAGGACCGTATGTTTCTCCATTTGGAGGAACCGGCGTATTGGGTGGAATGGCCGGCGGTGTCGATTATCGGGTTAACCCGAATATCATCGACTATGAGCGTTATGGGTTTGGTCCTGAAGCTACATTTTTCCGTCCCGAATACGGAACCGTAGTGGCTAACAACACGCCAGCGACGACTACGCCTTCCTATACCGCAACACCAATGTATACTCCGCTAGTATAATGACTACTCAAAACCCCATCGCTCGTGGCGATCATGCTAAACGACTTCTCGAAGACGAACTTCTTAATGAAGCCTTCGAAGAAGTCGAGCGTGACATCTTCGACGAGTGGCGAAAGACTAATAGCGCGCAGCATAGCGAGCGTGCTGAACTGTTTCATACGCTCAAAGGACTTGAGCGTTTGAAAGGCCGCCTACAGGCAATTCTTGATGACGCGCTTGTCGCAAAGTCGAGGAGTTAACATTTACATTAAAAGGTGATATATGACGGAACAAGTCGGCAACCCCACTACTGGGATCGGCCTCCACGAAGCAACCTTAGCCATCGACCAACTGCTTGGCCCTGAAGAGGACACCCAAGATGAGGCCGAGGCGCTAGAGCCTCAAGAGGCTCAGGACGAAGCGGACGACGCAGACGCCGAATATGAGGCAGAAGCTGAAGACGATCAGTCTGAACCGGATGACGACGAAGACGCTGAAGAGGTAATCGAACAGGAACTTCCCGACGATCTTACCATCAAAGTTAAAGATGATGGCAAAGAGATTGAAGTCACCCTAGACGAACTTCGTAAAGGTTATTCTCGCTATTCGGACTACACGCGGAAGACGCAGGCTCTGGCTGAAGAACGCAAGGCGTTCCAATCCGAAGCAGAAGCGATCCGCATGGAACGCGCTCAATACGCGGAACTGCTTCCCGCTCTGCAAGCGCAGATCGAGATGCAGGCCGAGGCAGAGCCTGACTGGGACACTCTTTTTAACGAAGACCCCATTGAGGCGGCGCGGTTGGAACGGCATTGGCGTAAAAATCAGCAAGAAAAAATGACAAAGTTGCAGGCCATTCAAGCCGAACAGCGTCGAGTTGCTGAAGAAACCGCCAAAGAGCAGCAGCGCGCTCTAGCTGAATTTGTTCAGTCAGAACGCTCTAGACTTCCCGAAGTCATTCCTGAGTGGAAAGATGAGGGGACGATGCAGACCGAAGCGAAGGAACTTCGTGAGTGGGCTTTGAATAATGGGTTTAGCGAACGCGACCTAAGCGCGCTTGTTCAAGCCAGCCACGTATCAATTCTTCGTAAGGCAATGCTCTACGACAAGGGTAGTAAGAAGGTGGAAAAGGTTAAGGCTCAGCCAAAGCGCGTAGCTAAGATCGTCCGCCCCGGATCGACCGGAACCCAAGTCGCGCCACGTTCAACCGAAGTAAAGAAAGCGTCCCAGCGCCTTGCGCGTACTGGCCGTATTGCAGATGCAGCGGCCTTGTTGGACAAACTCATTTAACAAGGATGTGAACTAATGGCTATTGTTGGAAATACTTATACCCGGTACTCCGCTATCGGTATCCGTGAAGACCTGTCGAACGTCATCTATAACATCTCGCCGGAAGAAACGCCGTTCATCTCGAACATTGGCCGCGAGAGCGTTAAGAACACCTACTTCGAATGGCAGACCGACAGCCTTGCTGCTGCCTCTGCTTCGAACGCGGCGCTCGAAGGCGACGACATTTCTTCGTTCACTGCTGTTACGCCGACCAGCCGCGTTGGTAACTACACGCAGATCAGCACGAAGAACGTCATCATCTCCGGCACGCTCGAAGCCGTTGATAAGGCTGGCCGTCGTTCGGAAATGACCTACCAGCTTGCGAAGCTGGGTTCGGAACTGAAGCGCGACATGGAAAGCGCCCTGCTTGCGAACCAAGCTGCGGTTGCCGGTAACACCACGACTGCTCGTCGTACCGCTGGTCTGCCTGCTTGGTTGACCTCGAACACCTCGTTCGGCACGGGCGGTGCTAACCCGACTGTTGGCTCGACCCCGACTGCGGCTCGTACCGACGGCACTCAGCGCGCCTTTACGGAAACTCTCCTGAAGGGTGTTATCCAGAGCGTCTGGACTTCGGGCGGCACGCCGAAGATGCTCATGGTTGGTCCGTTCAACAAGACGGCTGCTTCGGGCTTCACCGGCATTGCGACCCGCTATCGTGACGTTCCGGCTGGCCAGCAGGCGCAGATCATCGGCGCTGCCGACGTTTATGTGTCTGACTTCGGCACGGTGAACATTGTTCCGAACCGCTTCCAGCGTGACCGCGACGCTTTCGTCGTCGATCCCGATTACGCATCGCTGGCGGTTCTGCGTCCGATCCAGAAGATGGACCTCGCCAAGACGGGCGACGCCGAGAAGGCGCTGCTCCTTGTCGAATACGGTCTGAAGGTGAACAATCAGGCGGCTCACGGTATCGTGGCCGATCTGACCACCTCGTAAGGACTAAATGGGTGAGGGGGCTTAACAGCCCCCTCATCTAACTAAGAGGGTTTTATGGCTAAGCGCCTTCTGAATGACGATGCATTTACCGGCATCAAGACATACTTTGATTACGACGCCGACAAAGATGAAGCGATTATCCGCAAAGAGCAGGATATGACCGCCATCATCGAAAGCAATAAGAAAGAGTTTAATGCTGCGCCTGAACGCTGGGGTGAGTGGACAAAGGTTGGCACGATCCCGCTTTCAGTGTATTATGAACTTGAGCGCCAAGGGATTACTCAAGATCAAGAGCGCATGAAAAAGTGGTTGAACGATCCTGACAATCGGGCATTCCGCACAAGGCCGGGGACTGTCTAATGGCGATTTCTACATACTCCGAATTGAAGGATGCGGTTGCGGACTTCCTTAACCGGGA